CCCGATTTTTCAACACCGAATTTACCTTTAAAGGTATGATTTTCTGTGTTTTTAATCGGCAAAGAAGTAGTTTTTATTCCGCCTATCGGTGAACTGGCTTTTTTAGGCTTTGTAATACCCTCAACGCTGCTGCCGCCAACCGTTACCCTGTCCCATTGCTGAGAAAGCCCCATACTTTTTGAGAAGATCACATACTCATCGGAGGTTTTTACATACCTTGCTCTTGCATTTATGAGTGCCTGCTCATCTGCGCCGCCCTCTTCAAGCAGTTTTATTTTCTGCCTTTGTGCCCGCATTGTGGTTTCAAGTCTGCGCTGTCTTTGGGTTGCCTCGTACTTTGTGTAGGTCTTGCCGTTGTATTCGACAGGCTTGTTTTCCTCTGCGCTCATTTGGTCGAGCTGTTCGTCTGTATAGGTGCGTGGGGTTATGCCGGGAGTAAACGGAGAATATGAGTGGTAGCAGTTTGCACCGCACAACCCTGTTACTGTACCAAGTCCGCACTCGCTTTCAAGCTCTTCCTTGCTGTAAACTCTGCCCTGCCACACCTGATGCGTCGGTCTTGCACCGCTGTGCCACGATACCTCAAAGTAATTTGTACCGAGTTTTTCGGCATTCTCCTCGTTGATTTTGCCCACAACCTGATTAAGTCCCGTTGTAACCGCCCGCCTTGCCGCAACGGTAACTCTGTTGCTGTGACCGCTTGCATAGTCAACCGTACGCAATCCGCTGTTTGTCATTTCGGTTACGGTTTTCTCGAGTACGGTATTATAATCACTCGCACCGCTTGCAATTTCCGTGACAGCTTTATCAAGAGTTTCTTGGTAGTAATCGGCGGCAGGAGTAAAGCCTAAGCTGCCGTCAGGCTGTCGCCTGGCAAAACCCATTGACTGTGTTATGTTCTTGCACTCGCCTTGCGTCTGTGCCTGCACCGCCCTCACAAATTGCTGTAACGGTTCATTTTCGGCATAGGGTATAAACTCCTTGCCCTGCTCTTTAAAAACGCTCTCAGCCTCGTTATAGCCACTTTCTATAACACCCGAAAAGATGTTTTCAATCTCACTATTGCTTAAATCAAGTGTATTTTGCACTATGCTTTTGATTGCTGATTTACTCTTACCGAGCTTGTAAAGTCTGCCGATTTTGTAAACGCTTGTCGGTGTAAGCTCCTGTGCAAGCACCAACATTCGCACAATGTCAGCCATTATTCTCATTTGCAGGCTGTCAAAAATCTGTTCGAGCGCTGTGGGGATTGCCTCCATAATCTCAGGCGTAAACATCAGTCAACTACCTCTGAGGCTTGCGGCAGGTTCTTTTTTGCAGTCTTTTCGTCCTCGCCGTACCATTTCATACGATACTCATCAGGTCGCATAATTCCAAGACTCAAGTCCTGAATATCTTGTGTGCGTTCGGTCTGTTCATCGGTGAGAATACTGTCCTTAAAGTCACAAACGAATGTGTAACCGCTTGTTGTCAGCGAATTGTAAAAGGCGAGAGCATACACCAAATCGTCAAGACAATATTTAAGCTGTTTCTGAATTGCCGATACCGTGTTGTACTTTCTGTCCTTTGCCGACTTAATCTCCGTAGCCGTCTTTGCGACAGTGTCGGGGTCGGATAGGTCGCCATATGCAAGACCGACCGAAAATTCAAGCCTGCGAAGATATGTATTTAAGCCGTCTGTAATATCTCCTTGACGGATTGCAGGGGAAAAATCCTTGAACAGCTCCTCATTGCCGAGGTCAACATCAACGGCACGATACAGCCTTTTATTAAGTTTTGCCGTACTGTTATTTTTTAATGCGGCGGCGTCAATATGTATTGCCCTTTCTCCGCTTTCGAACTCCCAGTCAAGCCTGCCAAATTGTGTGTCTGTTTTTTCGATTAATGCTATTGCATTTGCAAACGCAGACATACCGCATGAGCTGCCGTCAATCGTGTTTTTAATCGGAGTGCGAAAGTAGCCGAATGCAGGGCGGAGCATTGTAGGATATGTGACCGAGGCAGGCAGGCTTGCCCACTCGTCAACCGCCGCAAGCGGAATTTCTCTTCCGAGTTGCCCCTCACTTGCAGACACATATGCAGTGTTGGTAATTGTCAACCCCTTTTCGGTATCAAGGTTGTGATACTCAAGCCTTGTGTAATAGTTATCTCCGATTTTTCTAAACTCGGGGAAAATAACCTTAACAAGCCTATGCTTTGCGTCAAACTCAATCGGCACAAAAGCATTTGCAGAGATGTACTGCACCTTGTCGCCGCCAAGGGGTTTAATAACCATTGCACCCGTTGCAAGTCCAGACTGCAATTCGATGTTGAGGTCCTCTGTTGCGGTTTCAAAGAGCCTTTGCAGTTTGTCATTGCTCACGCTTGCTGTCATTTCGTTAAGCGTGATGTTTGCAAACTCCCTTGTGATTGACTGCTCAAGTCTAAGGCTTATTACATCGTCATTAAGCCAAGGAGCATTGCCCGAAAAGCACTTCTGCCAAAGCTCGATGCTTGAGAGCATATCGTCTGTAATTGCAGGCTTAATGCCAAGTGCCTGTTTAATATCCTTTAGAGGGAACATTCTCTGCCACACTCCTTTCAAAAAATTTATGAATTGCATTTCACACCGCCCTTATAAATCTTTTTATATCCCGTTCAAATGTGTATTCAAAACCGTCAAGGCTGTCGATGTCGGTTGAGCCATCGTCAAGTCTTTCGTCAACAAGTTTTTTATCGTTCCAAACAGCCTCACAAAGAGCCGTTTTCAGCGTGCCGCAGCCGTCAGTGTAAAAGAACCTGCCTGCACCCATAAGCCGCAAGGTGCATTGAATACGGTCTTGTACAGGACATTTGCGTGCCGGTCTGACTATCGTATTTGGAAAATGCTCCTCAAACGCTCTTTTAATTCCTCGACCGAGTACAGTTTCGGCATTATCCCAATACACAAAGTCCACAACACCGCATAAATCAAAAACAGACTGTGCAAAATTAATTGCCAGCCTGTCAATATCGTTTCCGTCGTATTCACCGAAGTGTCGTTCGCTTTTCAATGCTATTAAATTATTGTAGCATCTTGTCTTTGCCGTTGCCACAAATGCGTGGCCCGATTTATTGCCGCCAAAGTCAATGCCGATTGTTACTTCTTCAAGTTCCGATTTCAAAAACTGCCTGTACGGTAAATCTGTATTGATTTTGTCGGTAATTCGGCAGTAAAAATTCTTTGGATTGTCGGCAAATCTGCGGTAAATCGCACCCTCTGCACGCACCCATTTCCCGAGTATAAGGCGGTCATAAAAAATAGTGCCCTCGTACTCATTGCAAAGGTTCTTCACAAACTCCTCGGATAAGAATTTATTATCGAAAATCGTGTATTCCTGCAAATAAATATCTGCGTCACTGTCTATAAACTTTTTTAGCCAATGCGTAGGGTGTTCGGGGTTTAAGCTGCCGTCAAAGCACGAATAAGGCTTGTCAAGTCGGGATTTAAGCATATTGAAAACATCTTCATTCCACTTGGCAACCTCATCGCCATAGATATACTTAGCGGACGCACCCTGAATTTTAGCAACCTGACTGACCTTTTCCGCACCGAGGCAATAGACATCCTCACCGCACACTTTTGCAATGTTTCGGCTGTTGATTGTACCCACAATGTCGGAAGAGTAACGCTCACGCATAGGCTGTAAAACATTTCGCTCGATAGTTTCCTTTGACACTCCGATGATAAAGCACAAGCCGTCCTTGCCTATTCTTTCACGAATACGCATAGGAACTATGCAGGTAACATCAACATAGCTTTTGCCCGAACGCACTGCACCGCTTTTAATGTTCCAGCGATGTGTTGCGTTTGCTATGTATTCCTTTTGCTTACTTGTGTACGGCATTGTCTGTGCTCCTTTCTGCGTCCTCTTTGATTTCTTTCAAAATGCTGTCGAGTTTATCGAGTGCGGTTTTGTCGGTTTCTTCTTTCTGCTTATCTCGCCACTTGTCGGGGCGGCGGTTCTTAAGCCAAAATATTTGAGCAGTAGTGTTGCCCTCAAGAGCAGAGGATAACAAAGCATTTTCAACCTGATAGTCCACAACCTCTTTACCCTTTTTTAAGGACTCCGAAATCTCCGAATACTTTTTCTTCCACTCATAAAATGTTGATACTGTAATTCCTATGTTCTTAGCAATCTGCTCATCGGTCAGACCGTCCCTTGCCCAACCCTCAAGCAGTAATAAATTTTCTTCTTTCAACCACTTTTCATACTTTCCTTTTGCCACCGTCACCACCTCTCTTTATGTAAAATAAGCAAAACCGCCCTCAAACGAGAGCGGTCTGCCGTTTGCCGTCATTATTTAAAAGGAGATTTTCAAAATGCCTCTTGTTGTTGGTTTCTTCATTTTATATTATACTGCACCTAAACCGAAAAACCGAACAACTTTTACCAACGGTGACGGTTGCACATAATTCTTATGTTATCCGGTGTATTTATTCCGCCTGTATCAACTGCTATCTTCGCCCAGCTGTATCGCAGGCTAAGGTGCATAAACAAACAGTTCTCCACAAAATCGTCACGAGATAGACTGTTAAGCGCTGCGTTTCTGCGGATTTCAAGGTTTTGTATCTCCCTCTGAATATCTGCGATCTGCACAACCGCATTGCCGACTTTGTCAGATGTTTGACCTGCGCTCGGTAAATCCGACAGCTTAGGCGATGTATTGTCAGCCTCGGCAGAAATGCGTACTATCTTCGCCCTCAGCCGTGAAATCTCTCGGTTAATTTCTTTAATCTCTTTAGCCGTCAAGTTATCACCTCCAAATCATCAAGATAATCAGCTACAATGCCATATGCAAGCAACATTCCCTCACTTATGTAATAGTTTCTGTCTTTTCTGCTTTTGCAGTCGTTAAGCCTGTTCAGCTTGTCCTGCTCGCTTTCTATGCGTTCCGTTATTTCTGCTTTTAATTCATCAAGCGTCATTCTTCTGCCTCACTTTCAAGCCAATTTTTAATCCCTGTGGTACAACTTTTATCATCAAAGTAATAACCGTTGCATTGCTTTTTGTAATAAACGCAATTTCCACACTTATCGAATTGGTGTATGAATAAGAATTGAGTCATATCATGGATGCTCATTGATTTGATTTTCTCATAATTAGTCATTGTTTTCACTCTCCTTACCTGTTTTATTTTGATTTTCAAAGTAAAATTCAATTGGATTGTCCGTTTTTTTAATTAGTCCATACTTCACAGCTAATCGAAAAATAAAGACCTTTTCCAACCTTAAAAGCAATGTGCATAACTGTTTTCTAAAATCATCAACTGTCATTGTTGACTTGTAAAAATTGCACATCCTGCAGGCAGGATTATAATTTTCAATATCGTTTGCACCGTTATACCAATACACGCTCTGTATATGGTCAACTTGCATTTCTTTTAAAGTGAGTGTGCAACCACAATAAGCACACCGTCCATTGTACTTCTCATAAACTTTAAGTCTTGTTGCTTTGGAAATTGATTTTCTCTGACTCAACCAAATCACTCCTTAATTGGCTGATTCCAACAGTCAACGCAGTTGCGGTCATTTCTGCAATCAGTTAATCCTAAGTCATACAAGCATACATTTTTAGGTAGTCCAGCATCATTAAGCAAAGTGTTTGGATAAGCCTTCAAAAACTCGCTCAAATATGTCTTTTGCGGGTGTTCGTCACTCCATTTTTGTACGATTGCAATTGCCTTCTCGGGATAACCCGTTTCAAAGTGTGAACACGAAATGCCTGTGCCATTATTTGAACTGCTCAAAGGGCAATCTGAACAGTCAAGTTTGCATACTCCGTCCTTCTGTTGTTTAGTCATTCTCAACTTTTCAATAAAGTAATTCATAGTTTTTGAACAATCAATCATTTTCTTTATCCTCCTTAAATTCTTCCAAGCCTTTCGAGTGCCGTATATTCTCCATAGCTTAAGTGTGTGCCGTGTCGCTTATTATACAAATTGATTTTCTTGCATTTTTCTTCAAGTGTATCGGGTTTATTGTAATTGCGTGTGGCTGTTTTTCTTAATTTGCTGTTTTTGATAATTTCTCTGTGCTGTTGTTTTCTCATTTCAACACCGCACTCGGTGCAGTATTTTTGATTTGCACTTCTTTTTTCAAATGCTTGCATACATAATTCGCAGATTGCCTGTTGTTTCATTGTTTCATCTCCCTTGCCTTTTCGCTTATTCTTTTAACAAATCCGTTCTCGTTTGTTAATAACTCTATTGTCTGCAATGCAAGGCTTAGCATTTCGTCTTTGGTTGCCGCCTGCTTGTACATCTTGCGAACGAGATCGGCGGATTTCTTTATATTGTCTTGTATTCTCGTACATAAGCTTAAATACTCCTCGCCCTCATCGTGGTACTGTCTGTACTCGCTCTGCAATTCCTGTTGAAGCTTCAGGCAAGTAATCATATCCCACCCCTTGTGGCGGTTGTTGTAACCGAGTTTTGCAAGTTTTGAAAAGTATTTGTATTCGGCAGGCGGATAGTCTGTGTAATCAAGCTGACCGTCAATAGCCTTATCCTCAAGCCTTGCAAACTCTGTTTTGTCTTTAAAATTCGGTTTCATATATTCCTCCCTGTGTCGGGTTGTGTCGGGTTTTCGCCATTTTACAATACTCCTTTATATATAAATATATTTATTTTTTTCTTATACGAAAGGTTATAAAAACCCGTCAACCCGACACAACCCGACACACTTATTATTCAGAACTTAAAGATATGCCTGAAAAATATTTGCAATTTCTTCCCTTTATCTTTTCAAATCGTTTGGCAAGCTCGGTGCTGAATTTGGTGTTTGACATACAATATTCGTTGTTGCTGTCTGCCCACGATACATAGGCAGCGTAAAGTGTGCTTGCCTGTACAATGCCCTCAAGAGTGCATTTATCCTCGATAAAAGCAGAAATAACATCCATTTCCCGTCTGTACTCTCTCACGCTCTTTAATACAGCGGCAGGCATTTGCAAGCCCTCTTTCTGCCACATAAGGCAGCCGTCTATGCACCATTTAAAAATCCCTGTCATCTCTGCCTTTAGCTTATGTGTAAGGTTCTTATCTACCTTGTCCTCGGGTATCTGAACATTGAACGGAATCATATGTATTCTTCGCCAAATGCCTGTATCCGTGCCTCTGATAATGGGTTTATGGTTTGTCGCCATCCATAATTTGAACTCGGGTTTAAACTCAAACTCTTCGCTGTACAATTTTCTTGCAGTTACTGTATCATCGCCTGTAAGCTGTTTTAAAAGTCCCTCGTTGAGCCTTACGCCCTCGTTTGGTTCAACAGAGGTAACGAGCCTTGCACCCTTTAATCGTGCAATGTCACTGTTAATAGCACTGTTTTGCGAGCTTTTAACCATAATCGTTTCAGGCTGTATATTTGCCGCATAATCGCCGAAAACATCTCTTATTACATTAATAAAAGTACTCTTGCCGTTTCGACCTGTACCATAAAGAAAAAATGCACATTGTTCCGCCGTTGAGCCTGTCAGACTGTAGCCTACCGCCTTTTGAATGTATCTGATTAAGTCTTTGTCGCCTGCAAAAATATCGTCAAGGAACGCAAGCCAACGAGGGCAGTCGGCAACTTCGGCGCAATCGACCGAAGTAATCTTTGTAAAGTAATATTCGGGGTTATGTGCCTTTACATCGCCGTTTTTCAGATTAATAATTCCACTTGGCGTGTTGAGTGCCATTTTGTATCTGTCCATTTGTATCGGCAAAATCGGAAGATGATGTTCAATTTCGTTGAGCATTGCTTTTTTTGACTTATTTGAACGGCTTGATTTCATATGCTTTTCAAATGCTTTCGCCATATCTCCGCCGCTCTCTTCATCAGCCTGTAAGTAAAGCTTAGCCTCGGCTTTCATAGCCTCAACGCACTTATCTGCCATTCTTAAGATAACACCGAGATTGTCGACGCTCCACCTCATTGAATTATAAAAATACCATTTCTTTTCCGTATAGCAGTAGCGGACATTCTCGCCAAACAGGTCAACAAACCTTTCTGCGTTGCCCATATCGTCAAATGTATATGCACGCATTTTTTCTTCGTCAACCGCCTGTATTTTGCTGTCACCGATTGAAATTGAATAATCGTTATGCTGTTTTGGGTTATAGGTCTGCGTACAGCCCGACACAGCCTTTTGCAAGGTTATAATGCCGTATGTAGTACCTGACTGCTTTCTGTCCCACTTGTCACGCATTAACCCCGATTGGCGGAAAATTGCGTCCATTTTGTCGGTATCACAACCGCACCAGAACGCAAGCATATTGCAGAATGCCATGTCAGCCTCGCTCTGTGACGCATAAGCCGAAAAATCACCGCTGTATAAGGCTCTGAAAAGATTGCCGTTTTTTGCGTTGCAGGCGGCTTTTACTATATCGTCAACCGTATTGAGATTAACCTCTATGCTTCGGCTTTTCGGCTTAGGCTCTGCCGCCTTGCCGAGATATTTGGAGTGCAACGGCTTAACACTCTCGGTACAATCGTTGATGTATCCGTATTCCGAGCAGTAGTCGCCCGTTACAACAAAAAATCTGCCGTTCTCGTACATTTCAAAACCGCCCGAATCATTCTTTGCCTTTCTTCTGCCCTCGGGAAGAGTTCCCTTGCAGATTATATGAACGCCTGTTTTGCTCTGAGAATACTCAGCATAGCTTTGCAAGGTGTTTACAAACTCGCTGATTATGTTGTCAGCTCCGCCGTTTTGGTAGTCCTCAATATCCTGTGGCATATCGTCAAGGTCAACACCAAAAAACGGCGAATTTGAGAACATAAAGCCTATGCCCGAATACTTGCCCGACTGCCTGACAGCGGTTTCAAAATCCGACCAAGTATCCGAGTTATTTGGCATTGCAAAGCCACCCGTTCTTGGATTTATCGGCTTCTTTGAAATGCCGCTGTGTGATTTCGGGTCTGGGTATGCCTGCCAGCACACCCAGTTTTTGTATGTCTTTAATTCCTGCGGAATTGCACTGTATTTATCGTTAAAATTTGTAAATCCCATATTTTATACCTCCTTATGGATTTCATATGTACCGACTTAAAATTCAAAAGTTGCATAAATTAGTGCAATTTCCGTAAAAATTTTCTGAATTAAAACGGTAAATCATCATCGAGCGGCATATCTTCAAAGCCCTGATTTGCTGTCTGTGCAGGTGCATAACTCTGCTGTGGCTGTGCATAGGTCTGCGTCGTTGAACTCTGCGACTGCTTAAAAGTATGCTTTACTGTCGGATACTTAGTCAGATTGAGCCAGCTTACTCGCTCTTGCATTTTACCGTTGTATTCTTCGTGCTTTATAGTCGCACGAATTGGCTTGTTGATAAGCTCACCGCAGAACTGTTCAAGGCTTTCGTATTCCTTACCGTCTGGCAGTCCTGCCGCTTTGCCGAGAGCCATAATCTGACCGTAGCCGTATCCCTTGACCTGCAAGTCTGCCTCTGTCGGCTCTCTGCGTTTCCAAAAGGTGTTAAAAATATATCCGTTTTTGTAACCCTGCTCAACATCGTTTCGGATTACCATTGAAATGTTTAAATTTTCTTTGCCGTTCTGATTAACTCTTTCTTCAACTTTAGTAATGATACACTCATAATCGCCCTCAGGCTTAATTGAATTAGGCTGTGCCGCCTCGCTCCAGTTTGATTTAAAACCCATAATTATTCCTCCAAAATTAATTTAATTGCGTCCTCGGCACTTCTGCATATCCCTGCTACCGCACCGTTGAATTTCATCATCTGCAAAAAGTTATGCTGCTTTTCGGTTGCCCTGCTTTTTGCTGTTTTAACCTCAATGAATACCGCCTTGCCGTCTGATTTTCTGACACCGAATAAATCAGAAAACCCCGGTGGTACACCTGTGCTGAAATATCGTCCGTCCTTTGTGTAACCCTGTCCGACATTGATACGAAAAATATCGCAGTACGGTGCAATTGCAAGGCGGATTTCATTCTGTATAGCGTGTTCTTCTGTCAAGCTATCAATCCTCTCTTTCGTGCTTGATAATACGCCCAGCCGGGCTTATAGCCGTGTGTTTTTGCGTAAACAAGTAAATCGTTGTAGCTGCCGCAATCAGATGGTGAACTGAAATCGAGCTTAAAGCCCTCAACCTTTATAAGCTCTGTGGCAGTATCAAAATCAACCTTTCGCTCTGCTGTCGGAAATTCATATCCGCATCGAGGGCATACGGCTTTCTGCCCCGGTGGTGGTGCAGAGAATGTAAAAAAGCATTCGGGGCATTGCTTGACCTTTGTTGCCTGCTCGTCCTCAAGTTTTTTAACACTCTTTTTCTCTCGTTTTTCAAGTGACCACACCCTGTCATCATCAGGCATTCCGTGTCTTGCATAGTTGCCCACATGGTCAATGATTACCGCTCTTTTGTTCGGTCTGTATCGCATACATCGCATTGACTGCTGAATGTAAAGAGTCAGGCTGTGGGTAGGTCTAAGCAAGATTGTACATTCGCAGTCGGGCACATCAAAGCCCTCTGAAATCAAATCAACATTGCAGAGAATTGTAATTTTGCCGCTGCGGAATTCGTTTATAATCTGTTCTCTCTGTGCCTTTGGAGTTGCTCCGTCAATATGTTTTGCCGGAATGCCTGCCTCACAAAAAGCCTGTGCGGTTGCCATGCTGTGTTTGACAGTTGAACAATAGCAAACCGCTTTTTTACCGTCTGCAAGCTGTTTGTAATACTTGATTACATCTCCGAAAACTGTATTTTTAGTCATTGCTTTTTCTATCTCGGAGGCGACATATTCGCCCATTTTGGTGTGCAGTCCTGTAAGGTCGGCAACACTCGGCGCATAGTAATCATACGGGGCAAGGCAGTTATGCTCAATGAGCCATTTTGTACTCACCCCGACTATGAGTTTATCGTTGACATCGCCCAAGCCGTCACCGTTCAGGCGAATAGGGGTGGCAGTTACTCCCACCCTCGGAACATCGGAAAAGTATTCGTAAATGCGCTTGTAGCTTTGTGCAAGGCTGTGATGATTTTCGTCAGTAATGATTAACGCAGGCTTAGGAAGTTTTTTAAGCCTGCGTGTAAAGGTCTGCACCATACCGATCTGACACAAATCCATAAGCACACCCCAGCGGACAAAGGTTTTGAATATTTGGTCAACAAGCTCTCTCCTGTGAACAAGGAACAGCACCCGTTTACCGTTCCAAGTTGTTCGTCTTGCGATTTCTGCGACAATGCAAGACTTTCCGCCGCCACAGCCAAGGACTATGCAAGGTGCTTTGTACCCCTCTCGCCAAGCCTGTCTTACCTGTTCAACAAGGTCATTCTGATACGGTCGAAGCTGCATTTCCGGCACCCTCTCTCTGCTTTTCCTGTTTCTTCTGCTTTATCAGTTTAGCGACACACTGCATACAGAGCTGTCTGCCGTAGTTTTTGGTCGTGCCGTCAATAATTTGTTTAACGGTGCGTTTGCCGTATGCCATAATTACATCTCCGCAATCGGAACATCTCGGAAGTTCGACACCCTTTGAGAGCCATTCGCCAAGCTGTTTACCAAGTTCAGGTGTAATTATGCCTGTCCAGCTGTCAAGAAATGTTGTGTCTTTTGAAAGACTTGCGTTGTGAGTACGGTCAAGCTGAAAACACATATCAAATTCATATTCCGTGTTTTCCCTCTGAACAGGGGCAAGTCCGATTTTTACAGGCACGGTTTTTCCTCTGTCATTTACTTCCATTGCATAAGCCATTTTGGCACGCATTGTAATAATTGTGTGGCAATCAACCGAAAGAATTGTATTTACAAGGTTGTTCTGAATTTTACCTGCTTCATCCCAAGCGGTATAATCGTTCTTGCCACGCTGTTGAGCAATCTGCGATTTTATATCAAGAACACCGCCCTCGTTATCCCAACAATGGGAAAAGCTGTCAACAACAATTGCACCGTCAGAACCGACAATATCAGCCGCCGATTTCACATATTCAATATATTTATCAGGTGTATATGGCGGTGTCATTGAGGCATAAAGAAATTTGCCTGTATTAAGGTCTGTCCTGTTTGCGTAAAAGCGACCTCTTTCGTGTTCTGTATCAATCAAAGCAACCTTTGACCAGTCGCCTGTAATGCCGTATGCAAGATACAGACTTGACAATGTTTTTCCGCTGCCTGACGGACCTGTTACGGCAATTCGTGCCTTTGACTTTGCTCTTGTTACCTCTGAAAAATCAATCATCTGTAACACCTCACTTAATACTTAATGACTGCTTGCTTTCCATATGTACAAACGGAATTTCCTCGCCTTTTTTGCATAATGCTTTGACATCATTCTTCTTGATTGACGGCATTTCGTACTTGAGCAGGTTTTCGTTATTCTCTTGTGCCCAATTCACGAATTTAATTTCATCGTCCACAACAAGGCTTGGTGCGTTGTTTCGGATTGCTACAACCGCCTTTGGCATATCAACCTTATTTCTGCCTATTGCTTTCATCGAATTGAATAAATATGTTTCGAGGCTTTTTACCTCTCGCTCTTTCTGCGACTGTCGCTTTGTGATTGCGGCTTTTTCCGCTTTGAGCATTTTTGCCTCTGCCGTAAGCTGTTTGCAATAGACTGCAATGCTTTCGACTTTTTCGTCAAATTCGCCCTCAATGCCCTCGAGTGTATCAAACCACGCTGTAAGCATTTTTTCTTTGTATGCCTCAACATCTTCGATAATATCGCCGTTGCCGTCAATCGGCTGACCGTCTGCGTTCGTGTCAGGCTCATAATCGTTTATATTCTCAAACTGACCGAACAGGTTAGCAAAAGTTTCAGTAAGCTCATAAAGTTTCATTTTCGTTTCTCCTTAAAGATTTGTGTTCTGTACGGCAAGTGCATTGATAAGATGTTCAACCTTGCCCTTGAAAAATTCCTTATCCTGTGACTGCTTTGCAAATTCAAGCATACGATTAAAGCTGTCATATGCGATTGAAAAATAAGCCTTAAAGACATCCTTGTCATCTGATGTACCGTCGGCAGTCTGAACATTTTTCAGCCTTTCTTCATACTCCTCTTTCTGTCTGCGAAGAGCCTCTTGCTTTTCGTCCTCAAGCTGTTTTCTTACGATTTTTTCGTTCTCACGATATTCTGCTTCGAGTTCGTCATTGCGTTTGATGTTCTCACGCTCAAGTGCTCTGATGGTTTCGTTCAGTCTGCGCTCATTATCGCTCGGCTCTGCAACGGCAACCTCAATAGGACGGCTTTCAAGCTCCTGAACTTTATTCGTCAGCTTGAAATTTTTGTTCTTTTCCTCTGCAAGCTGATTTTCAATATTGCGATAGCTTTCTTTTGAAGTGTCCGCCTGCTGCTTGTAATAGTCTGCGTCTTTCTTAGCGCTATTGAGCTGTCTGCAATAGTCAATGCTCTTGTCGGTCGCCTCCTGCTTTTCAGCTTTAAGGCTGTCAATCTCGGCTTTTAACTGCTTAACCGTTGTGCTCTCAAGGTCGAGCTTTTCAGCAATTTCAGCCTGTTCGGGTTCGCTGATAGTGGCAAGAAGTGATAGCTTTGTCATTCCAATTTGTGCAATCGATTGCACATTTTCAGTGTTTATTTTTTCTACAATAGAAATATAGTTATAAACATTTCTGCGTTTCATACCTACTTCATTCTCGCAGTAGTCCTCAAAATTCTGATATCCAAGCTCCTTGTACAGCTTGTTGTCACGCATTGTTTTAAGTCCGCTGCACATATCCCATATGTTTTGCTGAGCAAGGTTTGCACTTACAAGAATTTTCTGATGAAGTTCTATCGCCTGCTTATGCTGTTCGCTTACTGTTATTTCTGACATTTTTTATATCCTCCAAAAATTTAGTATATTGCTGTTCAAATTCAACAATTTCGGGTGGCTTTTTATGATTCGATTCTAGTTCATTTTTGTAGCCGTGACATTGCACTATCGTCAGGCTTTCGGGATTTACCTCAATCGTGAAGTAAGGAATTGACGGTGACGCTTTATGCCGAATAAACAGGATTATTGTGTCGCCTCTTGCGTGACGGTTTACATATCCGCCGACACAATGCTTAAGAATTTTGCCCTCTGAAATAATTTCTTCGCCTGTTGTAGGTGCAAGCATTACAAGATTTTGCGTGTCCATTAACAGAGGTTTAAGAGCTCTTGCCCTCTTAGCTATCATTTCCGCTTCAGCCTTATTTGTGTAATAAGCAACCTTTTCAACGGCTCTGTCGTGAGCCTGTTCAAGATGAGCAGGCATCAGCTCTTCAATTCCCTCGGGAAGTCTTTTGCAGTTGTCGAGATAATCCCTCCACAGCATTACTCTCTGATGATTCTTGCCGTACTTCAAAATCTGTCTGTATTTAACACCGACATCGTGAATTTCATTAACGGCAAAAGTTCCAAGCTTTGACAGACTGCTTACAAAACCGCTTGCGTTCTGAATGTTCGGTTCTTCTTTAATAATGTTGCGGTAAAGCTCAATTTCGTTTGTGTCATATTCGGCAAAGCTGTGTATATCCGTCTTGCGACACCCAAGCATTTTAAGCAGATTGTTTTCTTTCCAATGGATTTTGTTTAGCTTTAGCTGACCGTTCATCAATAGGTCTGCAATCCTATCAAATCCGCCTTTAATCAAATACTCTGCATTGTTGTGTCGGACATATAAGTTAAGCCACTTTAACATTTCGTGAACTGTGTACCTATCTGAAAGCTCATCCGCACACGAATATCTAAGATCCGTATCAGCTATTACATCAAGATTTAAAAGTACGGTTGAATCCCACCCTGAGTACAAGGTTTTTTCTGACGGACCCCAATACCACGCTAAGCCCTGTGAAGCAGAAGGAATAATTCCGTCTGTTTTCATCGGATAAAATGATTTGCCGTACCAGTTACATGCAAATCTTTGCATTGCGTGCTGTTCATACACATATAAGTATTCATTCGTAAAAGTGTATTCCGGTAACATTTCAATAGGATTTTCATTGTACAAATCATCGGAAAATAACTGAAATGCCGTTACAAATCTGATGTACAGCCTGCCGTCAACGGCAAAGCAAAAACCAAACTTGCGACTTCTTTCAAGACTTTTTCTGCCGTAATGCAGCGCTTTTGCTTCTACGCTTTCTTTGCAATGACCGCACACAAATTTCTGATTATGACAAAGTCGGAGCTGTTCGCCGATATGCCAACTTTGACAGCTTGTGCAGAAATAGTCGCAGGTTGTTTTGCTTTTATTTTCGTAGAAAGCATACTGCGGAAAGTACATTGCGATCTGCTTTTCGTGTTCATCTGTAATATCAGGAATATTCTCGAGCAGATATTCGGGATTTTTAATCATACCGACACCTACCAATCTATAAGATTGCCGAGGTCAAGAGTAACCGGATCCGTTTTCTGCTCTGCTACATCAGGCTCTTCAAGCTCATACTCGGACATATGTATCTGCATTGCGAAAGTAACCTTTGCTCCGGGGAAAATCTTACCGACAATCTGCTGATACACATCAAGGTCGGAAACTGCAGCGGGGAGCTTCTTTCCCACTTCGTCAATCAGCTTTTCAAGGCTTTCTACAGCCGTTACTGCTCTCGCAAATTCCTCGTTCTGCTCTGAAAATTCGCAGAGCATTTTCTTCACTGGTTCGAGTATCGCTTTGGATTTACGGCTTTTAAAATTTTTTTCATTGCACAGCTTGATTTTTTTTGTTGCAATCGAAATATCATTCATTATTATTACCTCTTGATTTTTATTGCGGTAAAGGATATAATAATACTGATGAATTTTATATCATTTACCTTGAACCGTTGAAAGCATTGCCGTGCTGTCAGCGGTTTTCTTCTTTTGCACTTAAAATGTAGTTAATCTTAGACTTGCAAGTCTTGATGTTCTCGGCTGTGGGATTTTCGAGCAGTTCTGCCATATCCATAAGAATGTGTGGAATAGTGTCGATAAAATCGGGATTGTAGCCAGTTGCCTCATAGTCATTAAGCTTATGCACCAAGCCTACAAGGTTATCAGGAATATCCTCAATTCTAATCTGATTGTTGTTGACATCAATGATTCTGTACTGTTCGTTGAATCCGTTTTGTATTAATCGGTTCATCGGTCACACCTCCTCTCCAAAAACATCATACGCATACATACTGTTAATGCGTTGTCTAAGCCTTGTGTTTTCGTTTTTGTAACCGCGGATTGCGTCATTCTTAATGCAAATGTCAAGTCTTGCGTTCTCAAGCTCAATCTGCAAGTGTCTGACTAAGCTATGTAAGTGCTTGTTCTCATCCTTAAGACTGCGTTTTGTTTTAATGTGTCTAAGTGCCATTGGTTATGCCTCCTTATAGTGAATCATAATATTTTTTTGCGTCTTCTTTTGAGATACGCCATTCACCGTACATTTTTTTTGCCGGCAAAATGCCCGACTGTGCTTTTTTCTTTAAACAATCAACCGAGAAGCCAAATAGCATTGATACATACGGTAAATCCATATAAAGAGGTACATTTTCCCAGTCGGTTATTACCTTTTTTGTCGATTTCATATTACTCCCCCACAATCGTAACTAAGCTGATAGCGTCCTCAATCAGAGTGCGAACAAGGCTCGACATCTTCTTTCCTGACTTCTCGCAAAGTTCGTTAAGAGCCTTTGCGGTTTCATCTGATACACACGCAGATACTACATTTGAGCCTGATGTGGCTTTGTCTGCAAAAATGACAATCTGTCCTTTGTTATTTAACATTTTGTTTCCTCCTTAAATAAATTTAATTCTACAATTATTGCAACCTCCAGACAATGTGATATAATTTCAATATACGATAATGAGAGGAGGTGTAATGAATGGAAGATATATTTCAGTGGTTAACTCTTGTGCTGTCACTATTGTCAACAGTAAGCACCTTAATTTTAACTTGGCTGTTGTTTAAGAAGGAACATAACAAAACTTACCTCAAAGAACGATACGAAAAAGTTATATTCCCAATATTTGACATACTCGAAAATCATCTTTATAAAAAAGAGATAACTCCTGATGTCAAACAAGCAGTTGACAAGTGCAAACATATTATTAACGATAATAAATTAATTGTGGGTGGAAAACTTAACTATGTTTTTTCTCTTCCATTAAATAAAATTAATTTTCAAAGCATTTCAAAATTAGTGGACAAAGAATATGACGAGTGTTGCTCTTCCTTGGGGATACCTTTAAGACCATTAGATAAAAAGATGTACACATATCGAACAAGAAATCTACGAGTTTTAATATTAGGAATTATAAAATACTCATTACCACTCATCGTAGTTATTCTGTTAACGACCATTCTGATTTTGCTTTCAAAAATATTTCTTTCTTAATGAATAACTCCTGCTTTAATTAGCATTGCTATAATCAGCAGAAGCAAAATGTTTGCGTTAAGAACAAATACTACAAATAGCAGGATTTTTTTCACTCTTTCATCTCCTCATAAATGGATTGGTTATCACGTTGTTTTCTGCTGTTCGGCAAGAACTTTTTCAAGTTCTACTATTCTTTTCGTTAGACTTCCAAGGTTTCTATACACTTCAAGCATATCTGCTGTATAATCAGGTACTTTGGCTTCAACAGATTTCATTCGCTTGTTAAGATTATCAAGTGCACCGTATACATTAAAAACCTCGTCCTGATGTGTTTTTCTGATTTCAGACATAAACTCAATTCCTTTCCTATGCTGTTTTCTGCTGTGCACCGAGCAAGAACGCTGTTGCTGCTATATAAGCTTTTTCCTTCTGCTCTGTTGTTGCGTTTTTCAAGAGTTCCTCATACAAGCATTTAACATCCTGTCGCTCTGTTTCTCTTTTGATAGTTTTGTCCGTGTAAATCATTATGTCACCTCCTATCTGCATTGTAATATCATTATAAACTTTGCTTTTGGATTTGTCAATGCATTTTTTGAAAATATTTTTTTATTTTTTGCATTGACAAATCATTAAATAACATATATAATAAATTCATCAGATAAAATTCTACAAGCGAGGTGAAACATAAAATGAGCATAAGCGAGCGTTTTAAAACTTTGCGAAAAGTGAAAAAGCTCTCACAAACCGAGTTTGGAGAGCGTGTTGGAGTTTCAAGAGGTGTTATAAATAATATTGAGAGGGAACTTGTTGAGCCTAAAGAATTATTTATCAAACAAGTTTGCAAAGAATACCATGTAAACTTTATGTGGCTTACTGAAGGTGTAGGAGATATGTTCTCGGATGATGAAGACTACATACTTGATGAGCTATCGGAAGAATATAATCTTGATGAACTTGACAAAAAGATTATTGAAGTTTATCTAAAGCTAAACCACGAGGATAAGATGGTATTTAAAAATTTTCTTAAAGATGTTTTTGACAAAAACAAATAAAAAGAGAGGCGATTAGCCACCTCTCACGAATATTCTATTAATGATTTTGTAAATTTTCTTTAAAGTTTTTTCATCGTCGATTTTCTTTATTAATTCGATTATGTATTTTTTATAATCCATATAGAATCACCCCAAAGCTTTTTATTTTTCTTTACACATTCATTATAGAACATTTGTTCTGATTATTCAAGCGCTATTTGCAAGAAAAATTCGACTGTCCAAAAAGCAGGACTTTGCTACAATATTTTTTACATAGAGGTGTTAGTATGAATAGTTGCGATAAATTAAATATGCTAATAAAAACCGCAAATGAGTTATTAAATAACGAGGTAACGGCTGATTTGCCAGAGTTTAAAAGTTGGTACTCAAGTGCACTTAGGTTTTTGACTAATAAGTTTGGTGAAAACAGTATTGAAGTTAAGAATTTTAAAAAAACACGATTTCAATCCGCTTTATTTGATGACGAACAGCAAAGAATTTGCTGTTCTAACGGCTTAAAAGCTACAATACCAGTATTTAGAGAGCTGCTTGATGACCTTAATGAAGATAATGATAATGCGCAAAAAACTAATATTCATATAGACAATAATAAAGTGTTCATTGTTCATGGCCACGATAGCGAACTCAAATATAAAGTAGCTCATTTTCTAAACAAATTGGGCGTTAAACCAATAATTCTACACGAGCAAACAAATTCAAGCCGTACGATTATCGAAAAAATTGAGAATTACGGTAGTGAAGCTAAAGCGGCTATTATCCTTTTTACTCCTGATGATATTGGTAAAGCTGTATCAGAAAACGAAACAAAAACAAGAGGAAGACAGAATGTAGTATTTGAAGCGGGTTACTTTATGGGACTTCTCGGAAGAAATAACACTATTTTGATTAAGTCCGATAACTCTATTGAATTACCAGGTGATTTAGACGGCATTGTTTATTCTGATAGTGCAAACGAATTTATGATTGCCAAAGAACTAAAAAGTATGGGCTTTGATATTGACCTTAATAAGATACTATAATTTTTATGCAAAGCCGTAGGATTTTACAGTAACATTTATTAGAATAAAAAAATCCGCCCTACCCTGTTGGCGCAGGATAGAGCGGAAACCATTACACGCAGGGTGCAACGGTGCAGTTAAACGCAATATAATTGTACCATACTCCCTTGTGTTTTGCAAGTTTTGCAGATAAATAACACAGGGGATTTTTGCACCCTTTTTTTAATACAAAAGGAGTGTTATAAAATGAAAAAGCGTAAAGACGGCAGATACCAAACAAGTGTGTACTTAGGCACGGATGACGAAGGCAGAAAAAAATATAGGTGCATATGCGGTAAAACTCAAGCTGAGGTAAAAAGGAAAGCCGCCGAATTAAAGCTAAGAATCGGCAAAGGCATAGATGTACTAAACGAAAATATGCCATTTGGTGAACTTTGCGAGCGGTGGTTACAATATAAAAAACCACTACTGAGAGAACAGCAATATAAAAGTTACAGCACAAACCTAAAGCCTTTTGCAATACTCAATGACATTTCTATACGAAAGCTCGTTAAATCAGATTTTCAAACAATCATAAATTCGTATGCTGTTAAAAATCCGCATACCGGCAAGCCTACCTCAAAAAAGACCTTGCGTGATTTCCGCCTTACCGCACGACAAGTGTTTGACTTTGCAATAGAAAACAGAATACTTGATTACAACCCCGTATCATATGTGCAAATACCAAAAGACGCACCGAAAAAAGAGCGCCGTGCGCTGACAGAGGACGAACAGCGCTGGATAATAGACACACCGCACAGGGCACAGCTTCCCGCTATGCTTATGATGCTTTCAGGACTAAGGCTTAGCGAATGTCTTGCGTTACAGTGGCGGGATATCGACCTTGAAAGAGCTACAATCAATGTGCATCAAAAACTTGTAATGAAAGGTAAGCCTCATATTCTCCAAGGCGGTAAGTCAAAAAACAGTATTCGTACTGTGAATATTCCAACAATACTCGTCGATTTTCTGAAAAATCAAAAAACACATAGCGGGCAAGACTATGTTTCGCTTACGGCAAGCGGCAAACTGTTCTCTGACACAGCTTGGCGCAGATTGTGGGAAAGCTATTTGTGCGAATTAAATTTTAGATACGGAGATTTTTCTGATTATAAAAATAGACCAAAAAGCAAGTTTGACCCTCACGGCACTCCGTTCGTAATTGAGAAGTTTACAGCACATTATCTCAGACACACATTTGCCACAAATCTTTTCTTTTGCGGACAGGATCTGCTTTATGTTCAGCAACAGCTTGGTCATGCAAAACCTGAAACAACATTGAATATTTATACGCATTTAGTGCAAACAAATCAAATACATAAAACAGATAAGGTGATTGATTTTAACGCATATATTTCAGCAATTACAAATGCTAAAAATAAACTTGCAAAGTGATGATATGCAGGTAATATGCAATTTGGTATATAATACCGCATAAACTCTGAATTTTTTACATCTTTTATTAAAAGTTCGTAATCAGTAGGTCGACAGTTCAAGTCTGTTCACCAGCTCCAAAGCAAAAACCGCATAACCAAGCCGTTTTTTAGGTGTTTGGGTGCGGTTTTTCTTTTTATATTTATCGCAAAACACCGCCTAAAACTGCTTTAAATTTCAAAAATGTTAGTCAGCTTGTTAAATAATTTCAAGCTAAATGAGGTTCTTATCTGCTTGCTCAATACAATTTTTACATCAGGGACAATCGGCAATTATTACAGATATTTTCTTTTCAACTCAACTACCTATCTTTATTAGAAGTGCTAAATTCTGAAAGCAAACTGTTTTAATTCTTTTTAAGTATTAAAAACAAGTTGAAAGCAAGTTAAAATAACAAAACCGCCCTTTTTACGGAGCGGTTTTAGTATCTTTTTGCTTTTCTGTCAGATAATCACTAAAAAAGTGATTCGTCTAATAAAAGTATTGAAAATGGGAGAGTTTTGAGTCATCTTCATAGCCCGGACATTCGGGTTCATAAATCAACACATCAAATCCTAATTTTTCACATATGCTTTTAGATGTTATTTTCATAAAAGCATCTCCAAAATTATTTATAATATTAATGCTTACGCCAAGCGCTTGGTTGGTGTATGGATTTTTAATACAAGTAATTTACAGCAAACTTTCTCAATTTTATCAGAGGTA